ATCCTACACCTAAATACATGACCGATGACAGAACATATTTTTAGGAGATATAAATGACCACTAAGATACCAGTAGAACTTTCAAGTACCCCCGGCATTGTTGATGGTAGTAATGCAACTGCTATTACTATTGATAGTAGTGAACGAGTTGGAATTGGAACTACAAGTCCTGTGCAACCTTTTCAAGTTAGAACACAAGCAGATGGAAATGTAGTTTTTCAAAACTCAACATCTGTTACTGGCGGTGTAAAAATAAACTGTTTTAATGATGCTGCTAATGCTAGTAAGCCATTTGAAATAGATGGCTCTTCTTTGCAATTCAATATTGCTGCAACAGAAAAAATGCGAATTGATTCTTCTGGTGATGTGACTATTGGAACAACAACAGTTTCAGTAGGTGCAAGTTTAACTGTTAGAGCATCAAGTAACGATGGTAATGATTACACATTAGCAACATTAGCTTCAGACGATACATTTCAATTAGGAATTCGTTCAGATGGTGCAATTTATTTAGGATTAGATGGGTCTTCGCCTTATAACAATACATCAGGCGATAGTGCTAATGCAGTCATAGCAAGTAATGGTTTTCTTTTTCGTTCAACTTCTTCACAAAAATATAAAAAAGATATAACTGATGCAACTTGGGGTTTATCCGAAGTAAAACAACTAAGACCAGTTACTTTTAAAAATAATAATACTGGAGAGTTTGCAAGTGATAAAACGCATGGTGGTTTAATTGCAGAAGAAGTACACGCTTTAGGTCTTACAGATTTTGTTGATTACAATAATGATAACGAACCTGATGCTTTGCATTATGGCAATATGGTAGCTTTACTAACCAAAGCAATCCAAGAACAACAAACACAGATTGAAGCCTTACAAGCTGAAATTAACACACTCAAAGGAGAATAACATGGCAATATCATACGCATGGGATGTAAAAACTGTGGACACTTATCCTACTAAAGATTCTAAGTCTGACGTAGTTTATAATGTGCACTGGCGACTAACAGCTACTGATGACACTAATAATAATGCAGAAGGTAATTCATTAACTGCAACAGTATATGGGTCTCAGGGTTTAGATACTTCAGACTTATCAAGCTTTACAGCTTTTGCAGACTTAACTGCAAGTGATGTACAAGGTTGGGTCGAAACAGCTTTAACAGCTGATACTGTTAATGACATGAAAGATAATCTTGACAGTATTATTGAAAAATTAGTTACCCCAACATCCGTACAAAAAACTATAGGATAATATGCCTAGAAGTCAACCATACACAGTAGCATGTGCAGGAGGTTTAGTAAACTCTTCAAATGCTATAGACTTATTAAGAGCTCCCGGAGTTGCTACCGAGTTAAGAAACTTTGAAGTCTCTATAGAAGGTGGTTACAGAAGAATTAATGGTTATCAAAAGTTTGGTACTACGGATTCAACTCAACCGACTGGTGGTACGACAGATATTTTAGGAGTTATTCCTTATGCTGATGGTGTAGTTGTTTGTGCTGGTACTAATATTTATTTTACTCAAGACGGTATAACCTACTTACAAATAAATAGAAGTTCAGTATCTGGTAGTGGTGATAACTATAGTACCTTTACAGGTCGTAGTGTTTTAGCTCGAACTGGTCAAGGGCAAATAAGTTTTGCTTTATTTGAATCAGCAACTTCAGATTATGGTACGTTAATTATAGCTGATGGAGCAAACGAGCCTTATCAGTTTAGAATGGAAGGCACAGGTGCTAACTTAAATAGTAGAACTTACTTTAGTAGTGAGATAACAGTTACCGGAACTAAACATGTTAAACACGTAACTGTTCATGACAAACATTTAATAGCTGCTGGGGTAGAGGATAATTTAAATACTATTTTTTATAGTGGTACTCTAGACCCAACAGATTTTACTAGCACTGGTTCAGGTAGTATTGTTGTTGAAGACCAGATAGAAGGTATTAAAAGTTTCCGTAATGAATTATTTATATTTTGTGAAAACTCAATATTTAAACTACAGAATATAAATAATGCAAGTACGATTGCAGTAATACCGGTAACCAAAAACGTAGGTTGTTTAAGTGGTTACAGTATTCAAGAAATTGGTGGTGATTTAATATTTTTAGCACCAGATGGATTAAGAACAGTAGCTGGTACAGCAAGAATTGGTGATGTAGAGTTAGGAACTATAAGTCAATCTATACAACCAACAATAACAGATTTAGCAAACAATATAAATTTATTTACCATAAATAGTATTGTGTTAAGAGAAAAGTCTCAGTATCGTTTATTTTATACTAATACTGGAGCTACTAATGCATCTCAGCAAGGCATTATAGGTACGTTAAGACCAAATGGTTTTGAGTGGTCTGAGACTAGAGGTTTAGAAGTTACAGCTATTGGTTCAGGTTTTGATACTAATGGTATAGAAAAAATATATCACGGTGATACTAATGGTTTTGTTTATGAACATGACACTGGTAATGATTTTGATGGTTCATCAATCTTAGCAAGATACACAACACCAGATTATGATTACGGTGATTTAGGAACTTTAAAAACTTTACACTATCTTAGAGTTTCAGCTGCTGCCGAAGGTATTGTTGAACCGGATGTGCAAATTAAATTTGATTTCAATAGTTCAGATGTACCACAACCTTTAGACTTAATTGACTTAGGTGTGATAAATCCACCATCTATATTTAGTGAAGCAATTTTTGCTACTAATAAATTTGCTGGACAAAATAACCCAATGATAAGAGTGCCTTTACAGGGCAGTGGAACGAGTAACAATTTTACAGTAATAAGTGAAGATACAAAACCACCATATACAATTAATGGTTTTTATGTAGATTACATACCTTCAGGTAGGAGATAATAAATGGCACAAGCGTATATAAGACAAAGTACATTCAGTGATGGCGACACTATTACTGCTGCATTATTTAATAATGAATATAATCAATTAGTAAATGCTTTTGCATATTCTTCAACTAGTGCTTCTAATACTGGACACAGACACGATGGTACTGCTGGACAAGGTGGTAACATATTCAAGATTGGTGACTTAGATTTCTTAAACAAAGTAGAAATTGATAGCACTAATAATAGAATAGGATTTTATGTAGAAGTATCTTCAGCAGCAGTAGAACAAATAAGATTACAAGATGGTGCTTTAGTTCCTGTTACAGATAGTGATATAGATTTAGGAACAACTTCATTACGTTTTAAAGATACTTTTACAGACTCAATAACTACTACAGGTAATGTTGATGTTGGAGGTAATTTAACAGTCACAGGTACTACAACTTTTAATGGTGGTACAATTACTATGGGTGATGCTAATACTGATAATGTAGTATTTGGTGCAGACATAGATTCAAGTATTATTCCAGATGACGATGACAGTTATGACTTAGGTAGTTCTTCACAAGAATGGCGAAACTTATTTATTGATGGCACTGCAAACATAGATAGTTTAGTTGCCGACACAGCTGATATAAATGGGGGTACGATTGATGCTACTGTTATTGGTGGTGCAACTCCAGCAGCTATTACAGGTACAGCTATTACAGGTACAAGTTTTGTTATTGGTAGTGCTGATATAAGTGAAGCTGAATTAGAAACTATAGATGGTATAACAGCAGGAACTGTTGCAGCTTCTAAAGCTATTGTAGTAGATAGTAACAAAGACTTTACAGGAGCTAGAAACATTACACTAACAGGAGAACTTGATGCAGGTTCTTTAGATGTAAGTGGGAATGTAGATGTTGACGGTACTTTAGAAACAGATGCACTATCTATAAATGGCACAGCAGTTACTAGTACTGCAGCAGAACTAAACATACTTGATGGAGTAACAGCTACAGCTACAGAGTTAAACTTAATAGATGGAGTAACAGCTACAACTGCAGAACTTAATATTCTTGATGGTGTTACAGCTACAGCAGCAGAAATAAATGCTCTTGATGGTATTACTTCAACAGTTACAGAATTAAATATTTTAGATGGTGTTACTGCTAGTGCAGCCGACATTAATCTTATAGATGGAATTACTAATGGTACAGTAATAGCAAGTAAAGCTATTATAACAGATTCAAACAAAGACATAACTGGTGGTCGTAATATTACAATTAGTGGTGAGCTTGATGCAGCTACACTTGACATATCAGGTGATGCTGACATAGATGGCACACTAGAAGCCGATGCAATTACTATTGGAGGTATTACATTAGCAGAAACTATTTCTGATACTGTTGGAGCTATGGTTAGCTCTAATACTGAAACTGGAATATCAGTAACATATGATGACAGTGATAATACTTTAGACTTTGTAATTGGTTCAGGTGTTATTACTAATGCAATGTTAGCAGGTTCTATTGCTAACTCTAAATTAGCTAACTCTAGTGTAACTATTAGTGATGGTTCAAATAGCACTGCTGTTGCTCTAGGAGGCACACTAACTATACAAGGAACTTCCAACGAAGTAGAAGTTGCAGAAAGTTCTGGTACAGTTACTGTTGGTCTTCCAGCAGCTACGCAAGTTACAACTTCATTAGGAATCGGTGGTGGTTCTACAAATGGAGTTGTTATTTCTCAAGGTGCTATTTCAATTAAAAATGGTGGTACACAATCATACATAGATTTTTATTGTGAGTCTTCAAATGCTCACTACGCAAGATTACAAGC